CCTTCTTTGCTGTCGTACGACCTCGGACGCTATAACCACGACTGCTGGTAGACGAGCTATCTCTCGCAAGCTTTACGGCTGCGAGGGACAACTCGAGCATACCAGTGTCTGAGGGTAGCATCCGATCCCATGACTGGGACACCGACATTGCACTATACAGTGCATAGCCGGTGGGCCAATCTCCATCCCCTTTGGGGGAGTAGAGATTTGCTCGTTCTTGGAAGGAGTCGAAGAGGTAACCACACCAACCATCTCTTGCGAGTGGTGGCGTAGCCTCATCGAAGTCACTGATAAGGTGACCATCTCCAAAGCCTTCAGGACCTTTTCGACGTAGTCGAGAAGGAATCCCAGCGACAGACTTCCGATAAACATGCAAAAGACGAATATCGCACCCCTCTTGCGAGCGGAGCGTGTTACGTCTTTTAGCAATACGTTTAACGGTGTTTGAAGCATAGAGGGCAGAAGTGAGCTTGTTCAGCTCCTTTTTCCACAAGAACGGTCGTACGAGTTCCCCATTGAAGTAATCGTGACCACAGCTTTCAAAAAAGACGCCGTTCTTGAACGACTTCCTGCTGTTAACTGTGAAACCACACACTTCACTGACCTCTTGGAAAAGGTCAAACGCCCCAGACGGGATGATAACATCATCCCCGTATACGCTCAGGTTCTCACGAACATGAGCCTCGATGCCTAACTCATCACAACACGCTTTGGCAAGCGCATAGAAAATGAGGGTCTCGAGTTCAAACGTATACGCGTTGCCCATTGAGGAGAACTTGTGAAAGCTCACCCAATGGTGGCCGTCCCAGAAATTGGGAGACCGGCAACGTTCTAGCAGATTCACCCATTCGATTGGGAGAAGCTCTAGTACGATCAGGAATGCAATCGTGTCAGACGCGGACTGGAAATCCACAGTAGCCAAACCAAGCTGCAAAGCGAGGCCGGCCAAACGTTGGTTGACGGATTGATCATCTAGATCAATGCCAACGCGTTTAAGACACGAGCGAATCCACGAACCGATACCCTTCTGCATCAAACCGTTTAAAAGCGGTTCAATGCAAATGGGTCGATCCGTGGTGGCGTCTTTAGGGACGAAGGCTAATTCACTACCAGGTATAACGGTTACGTCATACAGTCCGGGCATTATCCACCCCGGAAACTCCTCGAGAAACTCTTGGAGCGTAGGAATCATTGCGTCGGTGCATTCAAGGTCTGCGATAACCTTGTTGTACGGTGAAGTTTCACCGCGCACACCAAACGTGGCACCGGGACCGAACCGGAAATCCATTTCTGAAAACTTGGGCACCTCACCGAGAATTCTAGCAATTTTACGTCTCGCATTCGAAAGAATGCGATCGACGTGGGGTTCGAACTGAATCGACCCCATGCTATGGTCTCTAAGGCGTCTATTGGTCTTCATACACTGGATTTCCGCCGCCAAGAATTTCTGACGACCAACCACCTCAGTGTCGACCCCGGTTTTCAAGCCGGGGAACTTCGCAAGAAGTTTGACACATTGGTGATCGTCGTAGAAAGAGGCAGCGGTCCTGTAATCTTTCGGGTCAATCTTCTTTTCAGCCAGCTGACGATGTTCTCCGTATTTCAACAGGAGAGCACACGCCAAACTGACTGGAGTGTCGATTGCTTCGAAGATCCGGGGTGCTAAGTCTAGAGCTGAGACTCGGCAGTTCACCTTTTGCAAGGTGCTGCTTCTTTGCCTGCGATCAGAAGCCATTACAACCCACCGTCACAACGTCTGCAGACGACCGATTTTATCCATGAGCAAGCTCATGAATTCACAACTATATTCATAGTAGTGATTATCATCGGACATCCAACGACTGCGTGGTAACAGCGCATTCAGCACAGGAAGGATTTCTCCTTTCCGACTGAACAACTCACTCTCAAGATCAGACCACGTAGTGGCCTTGAACAAGAGGTGATGGCAATCACTGTCCTTGGGACCCGAGAGTTTCCACTCCCAGACCCAAAACAGGATCCCTTTATCTCCTACATAACGACCCGTTTCGGGTTCGAGAGTAGTTCGATAAATGGTAAGATTGCTGTAAACGTCGGACATGATAATTTCCTTCAAATGCATGAATGTTAACCCACCAAATGCATGGTGGACTCTGTGGTTGCGAGAACCGAAGAGGCGCAAGAGCGCCTGAAGCACGGTCGCCTACCTTAGTAGGGGAGTTCGTACTTCTCGACTGCATCCGTGACGAAGCTGTTTGAAAGCAGCTGCAGCACGTACTTCTGAAGGTCCTTGCGGTCCTGCAGAGAGCAGCGATCAGGAAACGTCATGTTCAACGTAGCCACCGGACGGTAGCTCACAGTCGGGGCGGGAGCGATCCCGCTGACAGTGTTGTTGGACACGGTTTCCATCTTCGGGGTTTCGAGCTTGATCTCAAGCTGAAGATTACGATTCGACGTGTTAGTCGGCCCCTTCGGGCGCGACAGATTGAACGTCAGCTTGTTAAAGCCGATGTACAAACCCGCCGAACGGTCTTCAAGCAGTGCGAAGTCGCTCTGAGTCTTTGCCGGAGCAAAGGTGTGTGCTACTGGAGTGCCCTGGGCATCATTCAGTACGATATTGGCAATTGCGGCCAAGACGCGTTCCTTCAAGAAACGTGGTTTTCGAAAAGCCCGTCACGTTAGTGACGCCAGTTACTACCGCCACGCTGGGACCAATCAACAGCTTTATGCTCTTGACCAGTCCTAGACGCAGTGGTAGTTATGGTCCCAAGGTTGTGGTATTTCTCCGCTTCCTTGAGTGCGCTGCGCTCGGCCTTGCGGCCGGCGCCTACTGACCACAGGAGTGACAAACCGCTTGCAATCTGAGATTTACTCAGACTGAAATCGGCACCTACCAGATGGTAACGTGGAAAATTCGTCATGGGATTTCTCCCCACGAATTTATTATACCACGTAGCCGGCCACTCAAAGGCACCGTCCCGCTTATTAGGCGGGACGGGGTAGTTGCCCTTAAGTCGCCCCTTGCCGTGAAATATCCCGACATACGAGGAATAACCTCGCACAAGGGATACCCCCTGGGGAGGGACTAGTCCGTCAAACCAAGCGCCGATTGGAGTGAACCAATCGACGACGAAGCTAAACGGAACCAGCTCCCAAGCGACATTCAGTGGATTAGTCAGACCCACCTGCGATAGCGTGTAGAGTAACGGGTTGTCGACTTGAAAGACGACACCAGCCTTCGAAATGAGCTCTCCTTTCAAAGAGTACTCGACTTCGATGCTGCCCGGCAATCCATTTGCCGTCGCAATCGCTATATCCAGCTCGCTGGATATCCGTGCACGCCTCTCGATCATCGTAGGACGTTCAAGACGCTTTTCTAGAGCTGACATAGCTCCAAAAACATCGGCCAATAAAGGTCGAACTGCATAGGAGTACTGTAACCACACGCCGGAAGCCGCGTCGAGAACATCTCGATACGACTGCTTCGACGCCCTGGAGGTTCGTGAAACCCCCAAAGCCTTCAGCATACCGGACACGTCGCCCCTGCGGGCGAACTGGTAAGCACGGTAAGTAGACAACATGGCACCCTGGACGAAGTGAGCGGTTTCCCGCGCTTCGCCTAGAGCAACACCGAGATCGATATCTCGGCTGTTGAGCTTCTTAACCAGCTTGTTTTGAACGTCGATCCCTTGGCCATAGATGCTCCGAAACGCTCCGGAACTCGCTTTTCCTCCAGCAGGTTGCGGGATGCTACCATTTGAGATGGTAACAACCCTAGACCAGCCAGAGTTATTCGAGTCGACGAAGATTTCGAAAGCATCCATGTCAACAAGGGGGACTAGACCACGATACGTCAAACTCGTACCACCCTGTGTCGACGGTTTATTGAATGCAGGAGTCGAACCACTAAAGGTTCTACCCTGATACAAATTGACCGGCAATAGTTTCCCTTCGGAAACTAGATTTCGATAGTTAGGTGTTCGAACAGAGTTCTTATACCCTGCATCGATAACCACAGAAGAGGTGCGATCGTACGTCGTAATGGTCATAAAAGAACAAGCTTCCTAGAAGCAGAGAGGGGGG